ATTCCTGTCTCGATATCCGTTATCGTGATGGCATATGTATCGCCACGCGAGTCATCATGGCGAGGGTTTGTTATAACGACGCAATTTTTTGACAATCGGCCAATCGGTGTGCGCTCGCCGTACTCCACATCATCTTGGGTATCGTTGCTATACGAGACACAATCGTATGGTTCAATAGACTGTTCACGTATAGCAATTATTTTATTCTTGTATACAAATGTGTTGTCTTCGTTCACGCGTACATCTTGCGGCGGTTTACGATATGTCAGTCTAATAGCCGTGATGATGATTGGCCACACGCCATCTTGCATTTTATATAAAATGTTTCCGACCACAAATGGCGGCACAGCATTCAAATTGTTTAATTTTTCGTCGCCGTGCGAAATGTGATAGTTGTAATACATTTTGTAGTTGCCGTCGAGCAAAATGCGTTTATAGTCCTCGGCAAAATCGTCTTTGAAATAACTTGTAGAGTACTCCATTGTGAGACCTTAATAACTGAATTTTGGATACGACCCATATTTATAGCGACGACTTTTTTATTTTTTAAAAAATAAATCATAGAAATCGCAAGATGACCACAGTCTGATGGCATTAGATGTGGACAAAATGTAATGATGCCACGTGATGACGAATCTTATCGCCGGCGTACGTGACTGCCGTCATGTAGGTTAGAGATAACGTGCTGGTATAAATAACGATGCCGCGCCGCGATAGTTACAGTCGTATCAGCAGCACTCTCGACAAGACCCTTCTCTACTGTACATCTGGTAAGTTTCAATTAATATTGAGGTTTTTTATTCTATTATACTAGAAGTATTGTTTGACTGTATTTTTGTTTTGTTACAGATTAATCATGTATTTTATCACGGAACTGCTTTACGTAATGGCAAGACATTATAATAGGCAACTGCGTGAAGCAGGCACGACGACAAGTGAGCCGTGCATGTTTCAGCTTCGCATCTTGACTGCAATCAAAGACAAGGGTGACCTTGTTGATTTGTGCGATGAGCTGAAGAAGCGGTTAAACCCTGTTACCATGGATAAAATAGTTAGGTGTCTTTTGGATAGGTTTATCTTGGTTCACAAGAAAATGAGGCATATTAAATCTGGTGAGTTTATTAAAAATAAACACATGTATTCATCCTTGGCTAAACAGTGCTATCAAAATGATACATTAGAAATTTTTTTAATGTTACATTTGAAGCCCTGTCAATTAGATGTTGCTAGTGGTTTATTTCTAATGGACCAGTCTAATTCACTAATTTTGGAATTTAATAATTATTGTAAAAACTTGTACAAATCTAAGCTTTACAATTATCATGACCTGTTGCATGTAATAACATTTGTAGATAGTATATACCGAGAGGCTAATTCGAAATATCTATTTGATGACGATCTATTTGATGACGATCTATTTGGTGACGGAAAATTGGAAACAATGTTGTACTCTTTGATAGATGAGTCAAATAAAACCGTCAACGAATATATCGCCAGAATGCGGACTACGAGCATTGAACAACAACAACTGGAGACGACTAAGGAAGAACCGGTGACTACCGTTCCACCTAGTGATTATTCCACGTCCAGTGATTCCTCCGACTCGGAATCATTTAGTGATTCTTCCGTGCCAGCTCGTGTAAGGAACGCGCAGGTATTTAGAACCCGGGTGCTTAGAACACCACCCAGAAGGCCGTATACTCTACAACGTCAATAATTTTAAGGATTGTTTGTATGAATAAACTATTATATTTAATGTTTTCTTTAATTTAGTAGTATATAAGTTTAAATGATGGATGGCGTTTCAATAGATATAGACCTTTTTGCCAAACAGCTTATAGCGGACAAATGTAGCGCTCTCATCGAGAATGAACGAATGCTACCAGACAATATTTTAACCATAGTTAAACGGGCTCGAGACGATTACTTTTCTAATCCTAGCAACAAGAATTATGAAAACATAAAAAAATTGTTTAGCCAGACAAAATATGTTGATGATAGCATCGACTATAAAGATTTTAATCGTCGTATGCTGGTAATAGCTTTTAAATTTGGCCTCAACAAAGGCAAAGAATTCTTTAAAAATTACAGGACCATTATTGAGGTGGCATTGAAACGTCTAGACGGTATTAATCCTGATTTAAAAAGCTCTCCTCGTGCCATGTTGCAACACTACAATGAGTGTCTGAATAATTTAGACAACCCGACTAATGATGAGCATCATCTCGTTACATTTGGTAAAGAAATAGCCACTAAGATTTTTATTGAAACTATTGATATATATAGTTATACTAAAAAAAGTAGTATAGATATAGCGGTGACCAGCAGTAAAGCACCTAGCAGTGAAGTATTTAGGTCTGTCATTAAAAATAACGATAGGAAAAGGAAACATGAGGAAAAAGCCAAGTTGAATATTGTAGAACCTTTATTCAGTTTGTAGTAAAATATTGTTCATCGTTAATAAATTTCAAGTTGCACGCCTTGGCGAAGCAAGAGTCACGTGATGATGTGCCATTAGCATTATCGCCGCAATAAAAAGATTGATCAAAATCAATATTGTTGTACTGTTGCATGATGTACTCGAACATGCCCGTCTTGGGTATTTGAAATTTATTGGGTCGTTTAGCTATGCAAAATATTATTGGTACATTTAATTGTTTGCATATGTCTTCTATTTTACTTTTGATTTGCGCGTTACGCGTTGTTCTGTTATAAACTGCCAGCTCGTTGCTCATCACGACGATGGTATATTTTTTTTCATGCAATCTTCTTAATCGCCGCATCGTTGACGGGTACTTGAAACACCACCCAGTTGACTCTTCTGCACATATCAATGCGTTCAGATAGAACACAGCTACTTTGCTCGCCGTCTTGGGGAGTTTGTGCGCGTAGACGTGCAGTCCTTCGTGCGGATTCGACCACATTTCGATTGTTTTTATTAATTTTGGCACATGAGCGCAATTTATACGTTCTGGTCCAATGTAATTTTAATATAAGTGATTTCGCGTTATGATATTTAGTGTAGTCGTTTTGTTATTTTTTGTGCAATCACTCGTCAAAATGGCTCATTCGTTATTCAATAATTATTTAATGGGGATCAACGAAGACGATGATTTTATTGATGACAATGAAGAAGAGTACGATCATGATGACAGTGATGATTATGAAGATGATGATGATGACGATGACGACGACGAAGAGTATGAAGACGAAAGCGACGAAGGCTACATCGATGACAACGATCGTGAATCGCCCATCATGACACGTTCTAGGTCACGAGACGTCGAACCTAATGAAGAACATTATATCGGTGTAATGGAATCTTTGGCCGCTCCCGTCGTCGACAACGCCGTACTCGCGCAATATCAAGTGCCATCGCGTCCGTAATAAGACACAATTAAAAATGTACGCATATGTGACACTCGTAATGCTTAACGACGATTACGTACAAGGCGCTATAGTATTGGCTAAAAGTTTAAAGACAAGTAAAACTAAACACGATCTCGTGTGTCTTGTCACGTCCCATGTGAGCCATGCCGCAATTAAACGGCTAACACTATACTATGATCATGTGAAAATTGTGGATGTGTTACATTACGTATGCCCACCCATGCTGACACAGCGACAGGACACACTTTACGGCAAATGGATCAACTACAGTTTTACAAAATGGCAATGTTTAACGCTGTTAGAATATGAAAAAATTATTTATTTAGACGCTGATCATCTCGTGATCAAAAACATTGATGAGCTATTCGAGATGAACGCGCCGTCAATGTGCTTTTGTGCCGACTATCACAAATACTACGAGCAATACAGACATAACGATGTGATATCGGTTGACGACTTGCGCCACTTTTTATACAACAACAAAATTTTAGGACGTAGCGGAACCGTCGTGCTGAAACCTGACATGATGTTATACAACAATATCGTGACGCAGCTCAATTCAAAAAATGATCTATTGAAAAAAAATAGATTTCACAATGGCTATGATGAACAAGTATTCTTGCAAGCATTGATAGCGTCCAACATGTCGGTAACACAGCTATCTGTCATGTACGTATGGAATGCGGGCGCTTACGATAAACTAAAAAAGTATACAGAGCCGTCGGTAATTAATTATTACGGCGATAAGAAACCTTGGGATTATAATGATAACGATAACATCATGTACATGGACGTATACATTTGGCGATACTTTAATCAACTGTAATCTTATCATCGCATATAAATAACGAGTCTTGCATGCAGTAACTATTACAATCATTATGGCTAGCCCCGCTAAACGACCACGTATTGTCGATTTGGAAGAAGAGTTTTTCGTGTTGAGGCGCAACACGACAATATCATTTGACGATACAAGACTCAAGGTGCTATCCAAACAAAAACTACTGCCATCATGGAACAAAGGCGTCGTTTACTGGATGTCACGCGACTGTCGCGTTCAAGACAATTGGGCCATGCTGTTCGCTCAAGATGTCGCAGTAAGTTTTCAAATCCCCTTACACGTCTGCTTCTGTCTAACTCGCAACTTGACGATGAGACAGTTTCATTTTTTGATAGAAGGCTTGAAACATGTTGAAGCGGAATGCAAGATGCTCAATATTTCTTTTCATCTGCTCGACGATAGCGGCGAAATGGTGCTAGTCGATTGGATCAAACAGCACAGTATTGGACTTGTCGTGTGCGATTTTAATCCTCTCAACGTGCCTATGCAATGTGTAGAAAATGTACGCAAGCGGATGCCAAAGGACGCGGTATTTGTGCAAGTTGATGCCCATAACATTGTCCCGTGTTGGGTGGCTCACGCCAAGATGGCTTCGCAGGCATACCAATTTCGAAGTGCCGTGAACCAACTCATACCGCGGTATCTAACCGAGTTTCCGTCGGTCGTCATGCATCCGTACGATTCTACGACTAGCTCCATTGATTGGCAGGCGGTATTAGAATCGCGCGATGCCAACAAGCATGTGAAGCCCGTCAAATGGGCCGCTGCTGGCTATCGTAATGCTGTGTTAGCGCTTGAAGAATTTTTTCGATACAATCATAAAAAATATGATTATAGAGACAAGCCAAACAGGGACTTGAGTGACTTGACGCCGTGGCTTAGTTGCGGTCAAATATCGGCACAACGCGTCATGTTGTACGCGCAAAGTACCGGCATCAGAATGGACCTCTTCATTCATCGTGAGTTGGCAGACAATTTTTGCTATTACAATCGACAATACAACAAGATGGAAGGCGCGCCTGTGTGGGCACAGAGGACGCTGTTTAAGCACAAGAATGATAGGCGACCTTTCATTTATAGCCTGAGCCATCTGGACATGGGCAAAACGCATGATGCGCTATGGAATGACGCCCAGCAGCAGTTAGTACAAACTGGCAAAATGCCCGAATTCATGCGTATGTATTGGGCTAAAAAGTTACTAGAATGGACGCCGTCGC